TCAAGGTTATCTAGTATTCCCATTACTTAATGAATATACCCTTCCAGATAGACTTCTCTATCTGTCCCGCCTCAGATAAGTCTTCAGCTTTCTCAATAGGTACACAATTAGGTACCTGCTTGCCGTTCTTATCCTTCATGCCTCTTTGGGTATATCCCTTCCAGCATGCCTTTTCTAAATTATCCCATTTGTCCATTTCTTCATCATCTGAGACATAATCAATCTTATCTTCATTCATTACTTTCTCCCCTTTAACTTCTTTGCCAAGTCTGAGCCTATCTTTAGCTTTACCGCTTGCTCATCTATAGTCTTATTGATAGCCGCCTGAAATGACTCGCACATCTTACACAGATCGAGCATATCTGGGTATTTAGCCCATGCCTCTCGATTAGTGTTGATCGAGCAGTTCTGGCACATTGAAATAGTCATTGTCTTACTTTCTCTTAGGTAACTATTATAGCATTTTTAAGCTTTGGGCACAGGAATCGGACCTATATTGTCCGTTTCGGAAACGGGTGTCCGACCATTAGACGAACCCAAATTGTATTACTTAAACAGTATAGCATATGTGTCACGTAGTGACCAGGTGTTCTCTCCCGCCGCACTTTTCGCTTCACTAAATGGGGCCCATATTAATTTAAATATGTAATATCTGTAGATATTCTAGTACCACTAATAACAGCGTTTACTTTATGTATTGCATTGGCATCAAATATAGCTACGTGGCCAGCCGAAGGCTTAATTACTATATCGTTGTTCTTTTGCAGAATAGATGTTGCCTTGTGAACTGATTCGCTGTCTACAAAAACGAGATCATCTCTTTCTACAAAAACAAGCTCGCCACCTTCAAAGTCTGAAGATAGGTACAAGACAATACTTACTGCTGGAACTATAGTTTCTCCGTCAGACTCCCAAGAATCAGAATGATATCCAATAAAGGCTCCAACATCGTATGTTTTAATCCAATATACTGGCTTAGACATTGTATATTTATTAATATCTAAACCAAAATAGTTAGCATAAACTTCCATTGCTTTTATCATTACTGGATTAATTTTACTAAACACGGCTTTTGATATTTTTAGCTCTTCGCCATCTTCTTGGTTGTTATATTTTTTTAAGTATTCGTGCCACTCATTGCCTTCATGTATCACAACATGTGAGCCTAGGCGACTGGTACCTCTCTCCAATAGTTCTGATTTAGAAAGCTCTAAAAGCTCATCTATATCTTCTTGAGAGATGCAATTTTCTAAATAAAGACCAAAATCCTTTATCTCTTGAACAATTTCAAACATAATCTAATTATACCGCACTATCGCTTGATTCCCAGGCCCATTGATCTTCCCATAGACCCATCAATGACTCATTACCAATATCATCAAAGTAGTAACGATTGGTTACTGGATTAAATGTCCACCCATACCATATATCTCCTTCAGACCATGTTAGATTAGTTGGGCCTTCTTTTTCATATTCCCACATTGATCTGCTTACAGATTGATAAAGTCTAACTTCATCAAAAATAGCATTCCTCAGTGGATCCCACCTAAATATACGATTAACTAACCAATCAATCATTGTCTATGCCTCTTCTTGTTCCCGTATCTGTCTTTGACTTCCGCCTTAGCCTTATCTACAATTGATTTAGTTAGTGCTTCAAGCTCTTCTTTAGTCACCGTAGTACTCCTCAGTATCAGCATACTCACCATTTTTATTTTGTCTCCAGTATGTACGGTTTTTATGGCAATTAGAGCATACGATATCACATTTAGCTATTTCTTCAATAAGCTGTTGTATGGTAAAGTCCCTGGCTCTTCTGCCACCAATTGTAAAAAGCTTTTCGTGCTCAGGCAAATGATCAAACTCTAGCATCCAATAGGGATAATCTTCTTTGCAGTCTGCACAACGCTTGCCTTGCTTATGTTCACGAATAAATGCAATATTGCGATGTCTAGATTGCTTTTGTCTATTCTTAGTTTTTTCTTTCTGCCCCTTACCACAATGATAAGATACAGTAGATTTAGAGCAGCCTAGTTCATCTACAATTTCAGAGTATGATTTGCCTTCTTCATAAAGCTTAAGGATCTGTTCCCCTAAAGTCTTTTCACTCTTCATCAGAATCCTTTTCCCATGTAAGTTTACCATCTGTGTATACAGGCCAGTAACCTAATGGCCGCCAATCCATCTTCATTATTTTAGGTTCTTTCACTTTATATCTTTCCAAAACGCTATTAATAAAACAGCTATTGGTCCAAATATAATTGAGGCCTGAAGCCAATTCATTACTTTAAGATATCCTGAATGAACCCATCAATTTGTTCTGGTGTAGTTCCTGGACCCATTGATCTAAACTGATCATCGATAAGAAACTTGGTAAAGTTCCACGGAACTTCATCAAAATCTGCTTGCGATACAAGATACTTAAATAGTGGGTGTGCGTCTGGTCCGTTCACATCAATCTTTGTAGACATCAGGAAGTCTACGCCATAAGTTTTGCTACAAAATTCTTTAATTTCTTCATCTGAGCCTGGCTCTTGTTGCTCAAACTGATTACATGGGAATCCAATTACAACTAACCCTTTATCTGCATACTTTTTATGTAATGCCTGTAGCCCTTCATACTGTGGTGTCATACCGCATCGGCTAGCAACATTGACAAGAAGCAAAAGCTTGCCCTTAAACTGTGCTAAATCTACTTCATTGCCATTATTATCCGTAAAGCTATAATCAAATGCTGACATTTTAATCCTTTCAAGTAAAAGCAAAATCGCTTTATGTATTAATAATACTATTTTGAACGGTGTTTGTCAAGAGTGTACCTATCTGAATCCATTATAATCTCATAATAAAGCATATCTGGAATATCGTGTCCAGCTTTTAAGTGATCTTCTATGTGTATAAAAAGGTGTTCATCATCTTTTATAATCTCAGAATCTTCAGACAATAGGCAGGCTGCACAATATACATACCCATCAACATGCGAATAAATGTATATGTCGCTGTCAAAAAACCTACTATAAGCCATTATCCCATGTACTTTAAATGGAAATGCTTATCACAGACATCAATTACCTGCCCAGTTTTAGGTTCTGGCTCTGTATACTTGCTGTCTTGAGGACAATAAAAGCATGGAGGTATATTAGTGTTCATAGTTATATTATATCAGATTTAGCATTTATCTCAATCATCTTATTACATCTACGGCAATAGTTATAAGACTTACCAGTAAATGGGCATGCTCCAGCTTTTTCAAGCTTGTGCCCAACAATTTTACATGATAAAGCGCTAAACATTTATACCTTCTAGCAGCACATCAATTACATTATTCAAATGGTTTACGCTAAGGTCGTTACTAACAATGTGATCAAATTCGTAGTCATCTAAATCTATTTCTGATGCATGATCTGTAACTGGACCAATGCCTAGCCTGTTTATTCTCCAAACTTGTCCGCCTGCAGCCTTTATACCATCAGCTTCATTCTTAAATCTAACATCGCTTATTACAACTAAATTTTCTTTAGCATTATTTAAGGCAAGGTCTACCCAAAAGTTTTGGCCAAACATATATCTTCCAACTTCTGTTCCAAAAACTTGCAACAGCCTACGTATTTCTGGGTGTGAGTCCTTGGCTTTATCTAGACCATATACGTCTACCAAGTCTCTGTATCTAAAGTTTCCTATGGCATCTGATGCCACAATAGGATTTAGCCTGTACATAGCCTCTTTCATAGGAGCAGCAAAGGAGTATCGAGTAAATCCGTACTTAGCTACTAAATGATCTGCTGCCGTATCTTTACCAGACCTAGCATAACCAGAAAGTCCAATTATCATTTATTATCGCTTCCTTCTCTAAAAACAAATTTTTGAATAACTATTCTTTCCCCGCTAATATAGTTAAGCACTTCATGATTAGATTCTGAGGGAAATAAAATTAGTGTGCCATTGTTTGGCTTTAAAAGGAAATTAGAGTCTGGGAATTCTAAATTGCCACCCTCACACTCATGAGATAGATAAAAGATAGCTGTTAGAAATGGCTGTGTGTGCTCTTGCCCAGTTAAAGATACATCAGCTATGTGATCATTATGTAATGGCATTCCCCTGTCTGGGACAGTCCAGCCAATTAAAATCCAATCAGAAAAAGAATATTTCTCGTTCGGGTCTAAGCCGTATTCTTTAACATATTCTTTCAGGCATGGTTCAAAATATTCATCAAGCTTATTATTGGATGGCATTGTTTTATCCATTACCATCCTGTATCCAGTATGATGCTCTATTAAAGACTCTTTTCTTTTATCATACTCATGTAGGATATCCTTTTTTAATGAAGGCAGATCATCTGCAATATTGTCCCAAACTAAAATTCTATCAGAGCGATCAATTATCATCTTTTAACACCATCCCAAGTTCCTATTTTAGTTGTAGGAATACCATTTTCTTCCCACAATCTAATTATATCTGGATTATCATCTACAGCATGTTTTATGTCCCAGTAAACATTTATGTGCTCAAGTATATCTTTTTTAACTTCGTAATCTTCTCTATAGTCTTCGTCCTGCCTCATAAACAATGCATCATGAGGGACGTTATTATTTTTAAGCCACCTAGCAGTTAGCCCTCTATACTTTTCTTTTCTAGCAGTTACTATAATAATATCTAAATCGTTACAAACTTCCCAAACCATATCTACGACATCTTTATGTGGCTCACATGTAAGGGAAGCTTTATGAAAATCATCAAAATTCTTTTTAAATGATTCGCTAGACCTATCTTGATTTAATATGTGATGAAGTATTGGATCAACATCAACAAGTGTTCCATCTACATCAAATATCCACGCAGGTCTTTTTATCATTAACTAATTATCTCATTTCTAATAGCTGGTGTCAATAAATAGGCAGTTTTAAGTCATGCCCAGGACGTATATTAAGCTGAAAGTATCTTTGCTAAAGCGTTTACTGTTGCTGCAATTCTTCCGATATCACGCAATTGTTCAACTGAATAGCCTTCTTCTTTCAATGTTTCATAGTGTGCTTTAACACAGAAGTGGCATTTGCCAACAATAGAGGAAGCTAATGAATAGGCTTCAAACTTACCCTTAGTTGTTCCGCCATGAGATGCAATAGCATTCATTCTTAGTTGTGCTGGCAACCCCTTTAAATTAGCATCATCTGCCATTTCAAGATATGGATACCAAACATTGTTCTGTGCCATGATAGCGCCTGCTGTAAGCGCTGCATTTCTTTCTACCTCATCTGTAGCACTTGCTGTAATAAAAGCAACAAGCTTTCCATTACCAGTAGCAAAAGCTGCTGCTAGCGCAAGATAGGTGGCCTGCTCTGGATCAATAGATGACCGATTGATCACTGCATCTAAATTTAGCCTAATATCCTTTGCGTACTCAGGCAAATTTTCATTAATTTGTCCTACCCATGACATTATAGAGTTTCCCCTCCCAGAGATCGATTACATGCACATAGCTCGCCAGTTTGTAAGGCGTCTAGTACACGAAGAGTTTCATCTGGATTGCGTCCTACATCTAGATTGTTAACAGTTACATGCTGAATAATATTATCTGGGTCGATAATAAATGTAGCACGGTATGTAACTCCAGAAGGATGGTGCACACCAAGATCGTTTGCAAGCTGGTGTCCAGTGTCTGCAAATGACCATGAGTTTGTTTTCTTTAAGTCTTCATGGGCATTGCGCCATGCAATCTTACAGAATTCATTATCTACAGAGCCAGTCATAAGAACTGCATCTCTATCATTAAAATCATTTACTAACTTATCATACGCAACAATTTCTGTTGGGCATACAAATGTAAAGTCCTTTGGATAAAAAGCAATAATCTTCCACTTGCCAGGGAAAGAATCTTGGTTTAAAACCTCAAAAGAACTATCTTCATAGCTAAGCGCTCCTGGCTTTACGCCAGTAACAGCAAAGTTTCCTAACTTATCTCCTACTGTCTTCATGTTTCTCCTTATATATAAGTGGGCTATACCCGTGCCTCCAGATGGTCTCGAACCATCGACCCGCAGATTAAAAGTCTGCTGCTCTACCAACTGAGCTATAGAAGCAAAGAAAGCTACTCAGTGGAATATCGTTGAGTGATGCTAGAGTATCTTTCAGCTGCCCCACCTGGTCTCGATCCAGGGACATCCAAATTAACAGTTTGGCGCTCTACCAGCTGAGCTATGGGGCATTGGTTTAATACAGTATATTATTTTTTGATAAGAAAGTCAATAGCTATTTGTCTTTTAATCTCATCCATTTGCCATATTTATTTGGCTCTCTGCTTCCTATGTATTCTTGTCCAGTTTCTAAATCAATAAGTAACCATTTTTCTGGAGCTTTAGTATGCACTGTTAAATCAACAGCATGATCCAACTCTTCTACTTCAACTCCCTGATACATTCTGGGCAGAAAAGGATATGCATTATCTAAAAGCTTTCTAAATTTCTTCATGATTCCAATGCATACTTGATGTCATTCCATAAGTCATCTACATCTTCGCAACCTACTGAAAGCCTAATTAAATTTTCTGGAACAATTTTGCTTTCCAGAGCCCATCTTCTTCTTCTTTCCCACAAAGACTCGACGCCACCCAAGCTTGTTGCATTAGCAATTAGTCTTGAAGATGAGCATATATTATCTGCTCCGCTAGCATCTGTATCGACTTCAAACGATACCATGGCGCCAAATCCTGGGTAATATACCTTTGTGATCATTGGGTGGGAGCTAAGCTTCTTTACTAAATTTTTAGCATTTGCTTCAGCTTTTTCAAATCTTATTGGAAAAGTTCTTATTCCTCTTAAAGCCAAGAATGCATCAAATGACTGCAGTATTGTTCCGCTAATCTTTCTTGAAAACTCTATTTTTTCTAAAAGCTCTTTATTGTTGCTAGAAATTGAGCCACATAGTACGTCACTATGGCCAGCCATATATTTTGTTACTGAATTCATTGATATATCAGCGCCTAGCTTTATTGGCTTTTGCGTTAGTGGTGTAGCAAATGTATTATCTACTCCAACTATTGTTCCTTGAGACTTGCATGCTCTAATCAATGTTGTTAAATCAGCCACATCTAGTCTTGGATTAGTTGGTGATTCAAGCCATAGCATATAGGCGCCGTCCAACTCAGAAAGTACTTGTGCTGTATTAGAAATATCTACAAATTTTGCAATTAACTTCCCTTGTTCTTGCATTTGATTCAAGGTTGCGTTTACACCAGCATACCCCTGATTAGATGCAATTACAATAGAGCCTAACGGAATGTTATCAAATACCGCCTTAATAGCAGACATTCCAGAGTTAAACACTAATGTGTTTCCGCCTTCTAAACTTCCAATAACCTCTTCTAGTGCATAGGCAGTATCATTACCATATCTTGCATACCCTGCACCAGCTCCTGCATGATAAGTAGAGTTTAAAGATACTGGTGTGTTAATTGGCCCATCTTCGTATGGTCTTGGTCTTCCGCCTGAAATGGCAATTGTATATGGGCTTGTCATCTTTTCCTATTTTAAATAAAAGGCAGATCAAGTATTTTGTCTACCGCATCATCAATTGTAGGTGCATGCTCCTTAGAGCATGCACCACAATCTTTACACATTATACTTTTTTGCGCCCAGTTTTTTTAGGCGGTCTTGGTGTTGTATTTAGCTCACGACGAATGCCATGTCTATTTATATCAGTCTTAAGACCTTGTCTTGGGTGCTTTTTTGTTGCTTCACGACTTGTTACTGCACCTGCTGCTGCTCCATTAGGAGGAGGAGTTGTGCCTGTTCCGTCCATTGACATTAATCTATGTCCTCTCCGTTAAGTCCTTTTGGCTCAGATGCTTCATGCATTGCGCCTTCTTCTGATTCAGCACCCAATGGGTTAACAGAATCTGTTCCAAACATCATCGGTGATGATAGTTGTCCTGGACCTACATCGTAAACATTTTGATTAGGCATTGCAGAACCCATAAAGTCCTTGCTACCGCATCCACACATATCGCACATTAGTTGCAGTTCTCACAATCTTTAATTGCACATGGAGCGTCGCCTCTTGTGTCTCTTGTACATGCAGCGCCTTTATTTGCTGCAGCAATTGCTGCAGACTGTGTAGGTGCTACTACCTGTTCTTTATCAAATATTGACAATTTACTTCCCGCCCTGGCCTACGCCTGAACCGTCTTGTGTTGACTTGTCTGTTGATGCAAAAGCACTTGCTGGATCAGCAGCGTACTGCTCTCCAATTGTGTGCTGTACTGCTGGCTTTACTTCGTTAAATCCTGTTAAGTTGATACCGTCTGACATTTTATTACTCCTATAGGTTATTATTTAAGTAGTTCTAGAAAGCTACTCATTGTTCTATTATACCATCTGGTTGATTAGAATCTGAATCTTCATCTCTTTCGTTACCTAAGCCGACGTGATCTGCACACCCACATAGCCAGCACATTAGTTACCCCAAACAGCCGCAGAACAGCTCCTACACATGTTAGAATAGGCTTCCTGGACCATATCTGACCTATCTTTGCTGTGCCAAATTTCTTTTATAGACTTGTCAAATGCATTTCCATATATTGTTTCAAAATCATAATCGGCACAACAAATAAATAGGTCACCATTTGGATTTATATGAATCCACTCATTTGTTCTACTTCTAACTCCTAGCCCACCGTTACAACCAACAACCTTATTCCCCTTCGGCATTAGATATTTTTCAATGGCTGGTCCCTGGGTCATGATTTTATATGTTTCCAGATGTGCGGCTCTATCATATAGATGATGTGCCGTACTAATACTAAGTGTTGGGAATATATCCTTAAATCTATTATATTCCTTTGCTAAGTCTCCTGACTGAACATCGAGGTCTATCTTTGGAGCATTCTCTAGCAAGTCTAGCCAGCCACCATTTTCAGTTAATGATAAATCATTTATTCCATTTATCATTAAATGAATAAATATTGGCTTATCGAGCTTATCATTTTCTTCTATAAAATATTTTACATTTTCTATTACCTTATTAAATAGCTTAACGTTCATATTTACATACTTAGACCAAGTTTCTGGGTCAGAAGATGGTATATTTAATAAAATACCCTGAATAGAATCTTTGTGCTTAAGCAGAAGCTTTGTCTTTGATCTTGTTAAGTTGACTCCATTAGTTAATATATTTGTTTTAAATTTATATTTAGCATACAAATCCATCATTCCGTCAAAATCTTTATAAAGCAAAACCTCATTGTAATTTGCCGAATATACAGTTACTAGGTCTGGATCAACAAAGTCACCTTTGCCTGCCGTCAATTGCTTAAATATATTTTCTATTTCTAATAATGGCATGTCTCTAATTGCAGATTTTGGATTGCCAGCATATGCTACTGGGCAAAACCAGCATGAAGAATTGCACAGCCCATTAACATCTAGCTGTACTGCCTTTATCATATATTTATTCATTACACCTTGTATAGTTTCTGATAGCAGTCTGCACACATATCAATAATGCCAGATTCTGAAAAGCTACCTATTCTTGTTGCTTTGCCATTACAATCTTTTACTTCGCACAAATCATTAAACATATATTACTTTGGTCCCTTTGCAACCTGACCTCTATAGCCAGTTTTTTTCTTATTCATTGATCCAGGCTTCTTGAACCCAGCACCATTTGGCGTTGCAGCTTGACGCTGCTCTAATGCCTTTGCAATTTTATCGTGATGTTTCCCCATTACTTTACCTTGCTTCCAAACTTAGCCCATACTCTTTCGTGTAAAAAGTATCCAATCATTTCACATGCAGTATAAATTACTGCAAACGAACCAGCGTACTCCCAATGAGCTTCGCCAGTAATAGCTTTTTCAAAAAAATATACCATCGTGCCAACAAAACCAATATGTATAGCTGGCCATGTTAAGGCTTTATATAGACTTCTTTTATTAGATTCCATTTTGTTCCCCAATCATTTCTTTTATTAAATAATGTATAGAAGCAACATTATTATCTAAAGGGTTTGCGCTGATTAATAAATCAGTTGCTCCCAAATTTTTTAAATCATTTAATTGCTTTTTAACACTATCTTTATTACCAAACAAGGTCCACTGATTTGAGTTTGGGCTTCCATCTAGCATCTTATTTATTTCATCTTCAGATTCATTTATTATCACACTAAGAGATAGCATCTGCTTAGTATTTTTAATAAAATCTGGATCAGAATAAGCATTCTTATGCATATTAAGCATTGCTAGATGAGTAGCATTGTATTTTTCTGCCATCAGCTTTGTTGTATTTGAATGGCCACCCATAACAATTTCTGAGACTGTATTGCCAGACAAGCTAATAAATTTTGAAAGCCATTCATCGGTATATTTTAATCTTTTTTCTGGGGTATCCAGCTGATCATTGACCCATATTAGATCTTCTACTGAAGTCTCATCTTTATGTAGATCTCCAGAAACAATATTTAGCATGAGCCTTCCTGGGGCTATAGTATTAAACCCTCTAGCCATCATAGCACAATATTCTGGGCTTATTGCATAGGTACGTATAGCTGGCATATATTTAAACTTATGGTTTAAATCTAGCGCTCTGGCTGCTTTGATCCAATTATCATCAACAGTTGAATGATATACAAGCAAAATTGACTCATATCCAAATTCATCTACTATGCTGGAAATATTTTTTAAAGCAGGGATACCTATGTATCCATTTCTTTCCATCCAATGAAACTTCATATATCCATTCTATCATTTATATATTAAAGGGGCAAGACCCGAAGATCCTGCCCCTTTAATCGAAGTTATTTACTTCTTAAGTGCAACCTTAGCCTTTGGATTCTTTGCGTTCCACTTCTTAGCAAGAGCGTTATACTCTGCTTTGTACTTTGCTGCTGCTGTTGCAAGAGCAAGGTCAGATGCTGCCTTAGCAGTTACTGTTGCTGAATCAGATGCTGCCTTTGCGTCTGCAAGTGCCTTATCTGCTGCAACCTTGTCTGCTGCACGACCAGCTTTCTCTGCTGCAAGCAAATTTGCTGCTGCCTGTGCATCAAGTGCACGACCAGCCTTCTCTGCTGCAAGCTGTGAAGTAAGTGTTGCAACTGTTCCGTTAAGATCAGATACAGTAAATGCTGCCTGCGCTGCCTTTGTTGGTGCTGCTAATCCAGCAACTGTTGCTGCTGATGTAGCGCCTGTTACAACAACTGTAACTGTTCCAGCAACTCCAACTGCAAGTGATGCAGTCTTTGAGCCAGCAACTAGAGTTGTGTCTGCTGTTGCTTCTGCAGTTGTAGAAGTAACAAGTGTCTTTGTAATTGTTCCATCTGAAAATGTTGATCCAAGAACTGTTGCAGTGATTGTCTCACCTGTAAGAATTGGATTTCCAAATACGTCTGTAGCAGATACAGTTACTGTTGGGATAGTTCCAACTGCTGATGCTGCTGGTACTGAAACTGCAACATTTGATGCTGCTCCAGCTGTTCCCTTAATGTAAACAATAGTAGAATAGGCACCATTTGTAATGGTAACTGTTCCGACCTTTACGCTTGTTGTATAAGCATAAACAGTTACTGCTGATCCAGCAGATGTAACTGAAAGTGAAGATACGCCAGAAGCAATTGTCTTTGGTGCATCTGTTGTATATAGAGCAGTTACAAGCTTAACTGTATCTGATGCTACAAATGACACAACTGTTCCTGTGTCTGCTGTTGCTGCTAGTGCTACAGAAGTTCCAGATGTGATCTGGTTTGCTGCTGGTACTGCAACTGTTGCAGGTGCTGCAGAAGTTGTTGCGTTAGTAACTGTTGCAACCGTAACGGCAAGCGGTGCTGCCGACGAAGGTGCTACAGAAGTTCCAACGATTGCTAGAGCTGCAGCAGTAGCAATTGAGATTTTCTTAAATGAATTCATCATTCTCCTTATATTCATCTGACTCTTGATCGAGCCAGAAAGTTAGTGTAGTTCTATTACTTTAACATGGAAAGAACACGGATCTCCGCCTTCGTCCCACTCTTGCATTTCTTCATCTGACATTGGAGGACCATCGTGTGTATCACAAAATACATCTGATATCCATCCTTTATCAAATCCAAACTTCATCCACCCATCAAAATCTAAATCCATTCTGAAAGCTCCTCAAGCAGAACATGCTTAGGCTTTGCACCATTGATTGTTTTAACTGGCTGTCCAGACTTAAATAATACCATAGTTGGTATGGTCTTTATGTCAAATTCATCCGACTTGATAGGATTCTCATCAACATTTAACTTTCCAACCCATAGACCACGCTCTTCTGATATCTCATCTAGGATTGGGGATACCTTTTTGCAAGGGCCACACCATTCTGCCCAGAAATCAATTAGGACTAGATCGTGAGCAGCAAGCACTGAGTCAAACGTGGAATCTGTAACGATCATTTGTCCTTTAGCTCCTCTGCTGCTGCATTAAATTTGTTCATAAAGCTTTGAATTACAAACAAGGTAGTTTCGTGTGCATTTTTGGTCATTGCACTAAATGCCTGTTGATTTTTTTCATCTTCTGGCATTGCAGATACCCATTTTTTATATAGGTCTTCAGCTACTTCTCCAATAATTTCATCCATTACGGTCATTTCAGCCATTAAGTTTTGCCAACCACATCGCTTTAGTTGCAGCAAGCTTGTCTTGTGCAGTTTTTAATTCATTCTGATACTGTGTTTCTGCTGCTGCAATTGCAGCATT